TATAAGTTTCTTATAAACATAAGCAAAGTAGATAAAAAAGTATTAGATGAAATATGTAAATTAAAGTATTTACCAGTTCATAGAACAAAGAAAGATTATATTGATGTTAAACAAATAGAAGACATGAAGAAAGCATTTGCAGATAAAGACAATTATGCAGCTTTATTAATTGCCTTAAGGTTTATCGATGAAGCCTTAGAAATAACAGTAGCAAAGCAGTTGAAGCCGTTGTGTGAGGATGCTTTAATTGATTTACTATTCCCGATAGTTAATAAGTCACTAGGAACTTATAACAAGCAAGTTCTTGCTGATAATATAATTAGGGCATTGCTTAAACATTTCGGCACTCAGCCAGTAGCCATAGAGCGTACACGGATTATTGAGAAGCTGGAGAAAGAGAAGGATGGTGTTCCTAAGTATGAGCCTGGTAGCGCAGGTTTTGAGTTAGCACAATTACAGATAGGTTTTAACGTAGGGATTGATAAAGCTATTGAAATAGTAAACCAACCAAACAAGGAAGAGGTGAGTGATGGACACGAGTAAAGAGTATATTGTGATGTGTGAGAAGGCTGTCGAGATACAGAAATCTTGGGGAACTGGAAATAGGGGGAAGCCTTCTAAGGGAGACTTGGTTTGTAGTAAGCACGGGGAAGTTAAGACCATATGTATTGAAACAAGTAATTACCCACAACCGAAGTATATTAGGTTACAACATAGCATTTGGCTCCCTCGTCAAGATCAGTTGCAGGATATACTAGAAGACGATGTGCATTTTCTTTTATGTTATATAACAAGACATTGTGAAGGTGAGATACCAATTCAGCATAACTACACATCACTAGAACAATTATGGTTATCATTAGTTATGAAAGAAAAATATGACAAGATATGGAACGGCGAAGATTGGCAACCAAATAAGGAAGAGGTAACAAAGATATATTTGAGAAGAAATAGCCAGATGATAATAGACCGAGAAAGGCTATTGAGGTTGCGAAGAAATGTATTGATGAACCGAAAGGAAGAGGTGAGATAGATGACGTTTGATGGCTACCAAAGCATAAAATGTACGAAGAATATATTGTCAGTACGATGTATGAAGGTAATCAGCATGAGGCTACAAGATAAAGCAACCTACGAAGAGATAGCAAATAAACTACACATGTCAACAAAGACAATTTCAAAGATTATCAAGAGTGCGAGGCGAGAATTTCCAGGCGTGAAAGAGTTGAGAAAATAACACTTTACTTCGCGGAAAGAGCGTAAGTGTAACATTATCAATATATTAACTATCGGATTCAAGTAAAAAGTATTTTATAAGGACTATAATAAGTATGATACGAGGGGCTTGACCGAGAAACTATAAATAAATACTGCCGAGAGCAGCAATTTAAAACGGGGTTCAATGCTACTCACTTATACAGGGATAATAATCATGTTCAATCCATTATCTATGTTCACCAACCAAAACTCGCTAAGTACCGACCAATGTAACAGTTTACAGAAACTTCACGCAGACACAGAACCAAACAGGTATGAGATCGTAAGAGACATAAACTCAAAGACTTACTATGAAGTTGATAAATCCACTGGCAAGCAAAGGCAGATAGCGTGAAACCAATCGAAGACTACACAGAACAAGAGCTGAATGAAATGCTCGCACAGGTGATATGATTAAAAAACTCATACAAAAACTACTCTATCTATTCAAGAAAGACACCAAGATAAAACGTATACAATCAGATGAGTTCTTCGAATTCATGGAATGGTACAAGGCCACATACGGTATTCCATCACTTTATGAGAAGATATATAAAGCAAAAGAAAACACGAGAAGCGTATGACTAAAACATACAGAAAACTATCAGAGGTTAAGCCAGTAGAAAGAGTACTATATTGCCCGGGGTGTAACGAGATATTCATTGACGATACAAATGATTGCAGGAAACCGTTTGGTTATTTATGCCCAAATGGATGCAGATACGAACTAGAGGTTATTTTGACATCAGACAACCATATCTATACAACAAGAAGGGAAGAGTTGTATGAATAAAACAGTAATATTGAAACATAGGAACATGACAGCATATCACGGTGAGTATTTATCATTAGAAGCAGCCGAGAAAAGACAAGCGACATTAGAATTTAATAATACCATAAGTGAAGACTTACGGGAAAGATGTTGGAAGCTACATTGCGATAAAGCAATTAAACAACTAGAAGAGAGCTTGAATGACTAAAAGAAAACAAAAGACAGAATCAAACCCAATAGGAAGACCAACAGACTATTGCCTAGAGACATCAAACACAATATGTAGTAGATTGGTAGCCGGTGAAAGCCTAAACTCTATAAGTAAAGACAAGGCAATGCCTTCCATCGTTACAATATATGCATGGATGAGAAAATTCCCTGAGTTTCTTAAGAATTACGAGGAAGCAAAAGCAAATCAGATAGATACACTCGCTGATGAGATACTTGAGATAAGCGACAACAAGGATGAAGGTAAGGTGCAAAGAGACCGGTTGAGAATAGACACCCGTAAGTGGATTGCAGAGAGAATGAAGCCAAAGAAATATGGGGCAGTTCAGAAACTTGAAGTCGAGGATGTCACAATAGACCAGAACAAACGAAAGGGAATCATTGAGCGCATCAAGAGCAGAAGCCGATCTTAATAAGCTATCAGACAAAGAGCTGATGGCGTTCGAGAAGGAAGATGTTAAGGATGACCCGTTCAGATTGCTTGATGAAGGGTACTTACGGATAAAGACAGAAGATGCCAAACTGATTGAATTGCATCTTAATGAGCCGCAAAGATTGTTCTTTGAAATAGCTAAAAAGCGATACGATGAGAAGAAGCCAGTTAGGATTTGGCTACTTAAAGGACGCCAAGAAGGTATGAGTACAGGCATAGAAGCGTGGTTGTATGCACTTACGAGTCAAGCAGACAATATAAATACGCTCATAATGGCTGACGAGAAAGAGCATAGTAATAACTTGTTTGAGATGAGTAAGTTATATCACGAGCAGCTAGACAAGCATTATCCTCACCTAGCCCCGAAGCTGAAGAAGTCAAATGAGAAGAAGCTCGAGTTTGAGGGTATGCACTCACAGATTATCATTGCTACTGCCGAGAACCTTGAGGCTGCAATATCACACACATTTCATCTCGTCCATTTATCAGAGGTCGCATATTTCCGTGATATGGCTACGCTGATGAACAATTTGAACCAAGGTGTACCTGACTTACCCGGGACGATCATCATCGGTGAGACAACGGCTAATGGCTGTAATATGTTCTACCGTGAGTTTAAGAGAGCTATTAAGGGCAAGAGTGATTGGATTGGAATATTCATACCTTGGTTTGTAGCAAAGAAATACTCTAAACCATTAGAAGATGGCAAGTTATACCCGATTGAGGATATACCCTGGAATGATGAGTATACACACGACAAGTTTATTGAAAGTGAGAGAGAGCTTCGCAACAAGCATAAACTTAGCAACGAGCAGCTTAATTGGCGTAGATGGGCGATACAGAACAAGTTACAAGAAGACGTTGACAAGGGGTTACATCCGATAAGCCTGTTCAAGCAATATTACCCAAGCAATTGGGAAGAAGCATTTTTGATGAGTGGTAATTCGTTCTTTGATAGAAGCGGCCTTGAGATACAGAAGGTTAAAATTAAAAAGCCATCAAGAGTCGGTGAGTTATTCCAATTGAATCAGCAGTATGAGTTCAGAGACTTACCACATGGCCGTATTAAGCTGTATGAGCTTCCGAGTAAGAGTGAGCAGTATTTAGTCACGGGTGACGCATCAGAGGCTATCGGGCAAGATGAGGCAAGTCTATTCGTTGGTAATAAGCGAACGAACCGTACAGTCGCAGTGGTAAACGGTCAGTATAGACCGGAGGAATTAGCCCACATGGCTGTATTGCTTGGTAATTACTATCATAACGCTGAGATTGCAGTCGAGAACAAAGGATACGGAACGGCTGTAAACTCATCTGTATTCAAGAATTACGGTAACATATACAGTATGCCACACGTTAAAGCAGATGGTGATAAGAACATAGGCTTTAACACTAATTTAGTCACCAGACCTGAGATGTTAGCATACATGGCTGAAGAGATTAGAGTGAACGCTACTGATTTGATAGACGAGGACTTATACGATCAATGCATGGCATTCATAGTCAACCCCAAGAGTAAGAAGGCTGAAGCTGCTGAAGGTGAAGAAGATGGGCTGGTTATATGTCGTGCGATATTCTCTAAGATAAGACGCGAGAAACCATTTAAGATTCAATCGACCAACTCAGTGAGTAGGCAACGTCAGCAAGTAGCTGAGATCAACAAAGGAAGAAAGTTGGGGTACGGATGATGTACGACATCTTAACAATAGTATTCATGGTATTGGTTGGGGCAACAATAGGAATCACATTGTCGATTGCTGGCAATGTGATTCCTAGTCGATTGCTGGCAATGTGTACGATATGATCTTTCATAAATGAGTGAGTGGCACCAGAAGGTAGGTGTAAGTATGGAATTAGCCCCCCGTATACAAACTTGGTAGCTAGGCTAACTACATTATATGTAGAGTGACTATACGAGTATTGTCCAGGTTTTATATCGATTAAGTGAGCCTGTACCCCTTAGCTCGGCAAATCTCTACCTCACTCTTAAATAACAAAGGAGTAGCAAAATGGCAACATCAAGAAAAGGCTCATGTGGTGGTACACCGAGAGTAGGTAAGAAGGGCGATCAGAAACCAACAGTTCGTGGTAGTGGTAAGGGTAGAAACAATCGAAGGAAGAGATAAAGGAGCAAGCATGAACATAGAAGACCTTGAAATTGAGCAGAACAAGATAACCCCAAGCGAGAAGAAGGAAGAGGAACTTGAGATTCCTAAATATATGTCTCGTTTAGAGTTATCAGAAGAAGTCACGAAGAACATCATAAAAGAGATCATTGACGAGAAAGAAGCCATTGACGAGGAACGCCAAGAAGATGACTTTGAGAACTTCTGTGATGCAATGGACGCTCAATATGAAGGCAACATGGACGCTGGGCGCGATCAGCAGTTCACTGTGCATAGACATCTCACCAAAGACAAGACAGACAAACTCAGCAACCGGCTATCTCAAGCATGTATCAAGCCAGACCCATTGTTTACTATCACACCAAGGCCAGAGTTTGCAAAGACCGTTGGGCGAGAAGTATGCGATAAAAAGAGTGATTTTCTTGATTATAAGCTCGATGAGGTTGTCCCTATCGATGAAGAGATGCAGAAAGTAGCCCATTCAACTAGTTTAAAAGGCTTAGGCTTTCTCCACATCGACGAAGAGATAGAGCGCGAGCAAAGACGCAGGGAAGAGGTTTATGAAGGCCCTGATGGCGCTAGGAGCTTAGTGCAGGCGTTTGGTGAGGCAATCACGAAGTATGCAGGCACAGTCAAGCAGTTGATGTTAGGTAAGAAGAAGAATCTCATCGTTAAGTATAAAGAAACCACATACAATGACCCGATGCCTAAATGTGTTGATATTAAGAAGGTTTGGATTCGTAGAGCAGCAAGCACATACCGTAAGATGGCAACCACTCAATTGATAGCTGAAGAAGAAGATTTCTCATGGTGGGGTTTAAAGAAACTTGAGAAGAAGTCATGGTTCTATGATATTGATAAACTTATATTTAAGTATGATAAAGACGGTGAGAAGACCGATGAAAAGAACCTGAACTTCAAGAAAGAGACCTACAAGATATTCAAATGCACGTTCTACGCTGATTTAGAGGATGGCAAAGACCGTGTTAAGTCTATATTCTGGATTAACATAGAGCGCAAGTTGATGATTGGCTCTATTAATTTCCCTTGGTACAGCTTACCTTGTCAGTATATCCCGTTTCATATCCTTAATAAGCGCGTTGGTACGTTGTATCAACCTGGCTTTGGTGAGTATTTAACAGATGATAACATTACGGTTGATTATATAACAAATTTCATGCTTGAAGGTATCGATGCTCGTAACAGAATGAGTCCAATTGCAAATGAAGACTCAGCGGTTGCGAAACAAATGCAAGAAAAGCGTTGGACGTTTGGTATGACAATGTTTAACGATGGTCAAGAGAAGCTCGATTTCGTGCAAAGTCACATGCCACAAATTGATGTTAATGGTATGTTGAATACTATGGCATTCATATTTCAAGGAGCAGGGAACAAGACCAGTATAACTGATGCCACTAGTGGTAGATCAGACCCTGTAGACCCAAGAGCACCAGCTCAAAAGACATTAGCCCTTCTTACTCAGAACGAGCCAAACATAGAAGAATACGTCACAACCTTTGCGAAGTCCTTTAATCATGTCGGAAATGCTTTAATGGCAATATATTACCAGATGTCAAGTGAAGGCAGAGCATACAAGATCAAGCCAGAACGTGTTGTTGGTGGTGAAGAATTTGGCACATTAAGCCGTGATGAGATGATTGCACGCACAAGTATCCAGACACGCGCATCAGTATTCGCATTCGATAAGCTCAATGAGAAGCGTGAGTGGGTCACATTGAAACAGATGCTTGACCAAGAGCCGTTATTTAGAGGCAACCCAGAGTCGGTATATGCATTCATTAAAATGATGCTTGAGAGCTGGAGTCCGGTTGTAAAGAGTCATATCAACCGTATCTGGCCGAGCTTAGAGGACATGCAGAAACAGCAGCTTCAAATCGCAGTGCAAGGTGTCCAAGTTTATGTTGATACAAAGGTAGCACAATCTAAAGAGGCTGGTGAGGCAATACCATTCGAGATACAAGAACTTGTCCAAATGATTCAGGAAATGCCACAAGGCATGAAGGAATTAGCAACTGCGCCACCGCCTGAAGTTCAGAAAGCTAGGGCGAAAGAAGCGCAGAAAGCACAGGAGGGCTGATGACCGACACCGAACTTATCACAACCAATGACTTAATCGAGGAACTAAAGAAAAGGTTTGCACACTTATTCATTGTCTATACAGCGCCAACAGACGGGCAAGGCGACAAAGGTGATGCGATTCAGGTAATTTATGACGGTGGTGCGATATCGTGTCTCGGTCTTTCAGAGTATGGCCGAAAGAAAATGTATGAGCTTATTAACTGTGACTGTGAGCTTATGGAGGATGACGAATTTTCAGAATAGTATCATCTAAGAAATTCAATGAGTTACAGGATGGATACACCAAGTATCATCAGATATGTGACATGGCAGACGTTCAATACGCTTTGTTTGCTCATTACTCAGAGGAAAAGAAAGACCTTATACTCAAACGACTTGTGTATGCAAACAAGATCATTATAGAGCAAGACGCAACTATTAAGAAATTCTTAAGAGATGGGGAGGCGAAATGTTCAAATTAATGCGCACGAAGACGTTTGACAGGATTATGCGAGAAAAGTTCTCAGATGGTTATGCCTCATCATTACATGAAATAGACACCCTTGAAAATCAGCTTAGATCATACGAGAAAGGTCAAATGGACAAATTCAAACAAGAGCATACCATCGAAAGCGAACCACCAGAGGAGGACATGTGACACAGCTTAAATACCATAAGCCAACAGAGGAAGAATTAAAAAAGAGAATCGGTGAAGCTGAACTCGCTCAATCACGTCAAGATGCGCTTATTGCACTCGCAAAGAAGATATGTGACTCCGATGACTTCAAGATGCTCAAGGTTGATTACGGTAAGCTATTAGATGATGAAATAAACAACTTAGTTAATATCGTTGATGAGATGTCCTTTGCTAATCTTGGCGAAGCAGCGCATCGTGGTTTGCATAAGATTAAGTATCTCAAACAGTTAATGGGTAAAATAGAGGTTAAAGCACAATGAAAAGACACCCAAAAACAGGCGAACCAATGGCAGAATCAGTAGAAGAAGCCAGTAAATATATGCGTAAAGAGCAGTCCGGTGAGAAGTTCCGCGCTGTACTTGATAAGGCCTTGAAGGGTAACAACGCACCGATCACAAGCGCGACACCATTAGAAATGCATCTTAAAATAATCAAATCATTGAAGAAGACACCAGACACACCAGACATTAATAAGGTGTATAAGTACCTTATAGCAACAATGTCAACTATTTCCATGAAAGGTGGCAGCAAGATGTACGCATACAATGTAATCTCTCATCAGCTCAACCGGTCAATTGACGAAGTAATACAGATGGAGAAAGAGGCTGTGAAGGTCATTGCAGAGGCAAACCGTAAATTCGATAGGATGATAGTAGCATGAGCATAAAAAGAGAAGATAAATACATGCAAGATAAGGAAACTGGTAAGCTAAACTCAAAGTCTCATTACGTTTATCAAGTCGGTATATCGTTTTGTGATGCATGTGGCAAGATTTTAGATGGGATAACAGAATGTGAGTGCAGGGATGCATAAATACAGATGCGAAGAATGCCACAAGGTGTTATTTGAGTACGAATACTCAACCGAGAAGTCAGTATCATTGGTTTCTCGTCATCCGTTAGAGGTCGTACCACTCGCAAACAGCAATCCAGACGTTAAGTATTGCCGTTGTCCTAGCTGTAAACAGGCTCAACCGTTCAATTTGAGAGCATTATTGCTTGAAGTAAAAGAGGAGATTAGAAATGGCTAAGAAAAAGAGCTTATTTGACAAACCAGGTGGCGCGAGACCATACATATTAATCGAAGGTGAGAAGGTGTTTGCTGATAAGCCGCCAAAGATGGGTGAATCATATACACCGACATTCTCGACAAGACGTAGGAAAAAGAAGAAATGAACGACTACAGATGCATAAAATGTCATAAGTTGTTATGTGTCGGTGACATAGAAGATGGTAGGATTGAAGTCAAATGTTCTAAGTGTGGTAAGATAAACATAATTGATAAATAGAGCGCCATAGAGCGTCCATATTAAAAGAGAGGCCACAGAGCCCATTGGTAGCAATTACGCTATCCGTGGGCTTTTTTTATTAATTAAGGATAACCGGCAACGGCTCCTAACGAAAAGAGGTTTTATGGGAACAGATTCACTTACTCAATGGACACCAGAAATTGAAGAGGCAGAAGACGCTAAGATTATCGAAGAACTCGACGCTAAAGACTCTAAGAGTACTGAGCAAGATGACTTCGAGAAAGAATTAGACGAAGAGCTTGGTATCAATAAGAAGGAAGAAGTTGATGAGAAAAAGGACTCCGATGAGGATAATCCTGACGATGAGCAAGAAGAAAAACATGCCTCCGATGAGGATAAGCAGGACGATGACAAGGACGGCGATGAGGACTCCGATGAGGAAAAACCAGACGAGCTGACCGATGAAGAAAAGGCGAAAGCTGAAGAAGAGGAACAGAAAAAAGCTGTAGAGGCAGAGGAAGAAAGATTTAAGCAATATTCGGAGAAACATGACTGTACTCTTGATGATGCCAAGAAAGACTGTGAAAGTATTGACAAGATCAGTACGAAGTTTAGTGAAGGACGCGAGGACGGTGTTGCGAAACGGGAAATGGCTCAATCATTACTCTATCTGCAACGTCAAGCCACGTACCTATCTGAACAGGTCAAGGCAGCTCAGGCACCGAAAGACGGGTTTTATGATGATAAGGTTACCTTAGATGGTAAGGACATCTCTAAAGCCGATATGGTGCAAATGTATAGGACTGAGTACCCGAATAAAACTGCTGAAATTGAAGACGATGTGATCTATGAAATGGCAAAGACTGATTTCAACAATAAGGTGAAAGCCGTTAATGATGCGATTAGTAAAGAATTGCCGCTTCAGGCAAAGAACCGCAGAGAGCAATTAGTCTCGAATCTTTCAGAGGGTGCTAAGAAGTATGAGAGTGAAATTGTAGATATTCTTAACAAAGTACCAGATGGGCACATAGTTAATGACTCATTTCGTATGTCTACGGTGATTAATTCTGTAAAAGGCAATCATGCTGATGCAGATATTAAAGCAGCGCGTGAAGAAGGACGGTTGGCTGGTTTAGCTGCCGGAAAAGAAGAGGCTGAAATTCTCGGTGAGAAATCAACTACACCGTCAAAGAAAGCCACATCTAAATCCGGTAAGAGTAAACCATCGTTATCCGAAGAGCAGAAGAGCGAGGCTATAGAGATGTATGAGGGTGACGGCCTTACAGAAGAAGAGATGTTCAAGCATTACGCAGATCAACTTGAAAGAGAAAAAAAGAACAAGAAAAAATAAGGAGTAAATAATGGAACAATTAAGATACGGATATGTCAAGGGCGGCAAGGTTTCAACACCTTGGGCGTGGACTGATGCCGAGACTGTAAAAGGTCAGAGTGGTCGTTTCGTTTTTCGTAACATCACAACTGGTTTAATAGAAATAGCAAATACGACAGATGATATTGTTGGTTTCGCAGAAGAAGGCGATTTAACCACGAGTGATTCTGAGAGTAATGTTATTATCGATCTAACGGCTGTGTTCAGCATTCCGTTAGCGTATGACGCAAGTACGTATACTGTTAATTATAGCCAGACAATTCAAGGCGAATGCTGTGATTTGGTAGTGGTTAGTGATGTTCAGTATGCAAACCCAACAGTAGCAACGAACAAGACATTGTTGATCGTTGGTGGTGTCGCTGCAACTGGAACGACAGTTGGTGTGAATGATGGGTATTTGTTAGTAATGATTAACCCTAGTGCTTTGGGCAACCTCGGCGTAGGCGCGTAACGCAAAATAAACAAAGGAGATAAATCATGGGAGTAAGAGCAGACCAAATTCCTTTATATAAAAAGGAGATGTATATTGCGGAACGTGAATCATACTTAGAAGTTCCAACAGTACATGACAAAATTTATAAAGTAAAAACAGCCGTCACTGGTGCTGGTGATAAAGAAAACCAGATACTTGGTGCTGGCCCTCTTGATCGTCACGTTGTTGAAGGTCAAGATGTTAGTTTTGGTAGTCCTAAGAATGGTTGGGAATATCTTGTAAAGTATTGGACGTATTCAAGTGGTATTACCCTTACGATGGAAGCAGTTGAAGATACCGTAAAATTAGGTAACCTTCTTAAAGAGCTTGCTTCAACGTGGGGAAAACAGAACAGAATTGCAGAAGAAGAATTAGGCGCTCGTGCGTTTAATGAAGGTGGAACGACTGCTGGAGATTGGGTATTTAACGGTACTCACACGGGTCAAACTGACTCAAGCGGAGCTGTTCTATATGATAGCATTTCTTTCTTTAACGTAACCGGTTCTACTCGCGCTACAAAGGGTGGTGGGACGTATTTTAATTCGGTTGCTGCTACGGGTGATGTATCAACGGATAACTTTGAAACGATCTATACTCTTCATACAGAAACAAATGCGTATGATGAGAGAGATGACATCATTGAGAACCCTGCTGATACGATTCTTTGTAAAAGCGCGACTGACAAATGGAAGTGGGAACGAATCTTAAAGACTCCACCGAGTCAAGGGATTCCAAACAGTGTTAGTAATGACATCAACCCATACTTCAATGAGATTCCAAATATCATCAAGTGGAGATATTTGACTGATTCAGCAGATGTATTTTATATGTTGAAAGCTCAATCTCGTATGGCTCAGTTTCATAAACGTAAAAGACCAGTTCTTCGTTTCTTCAGAGATGAAAATAACTTAGGTTATAAAGTTTCTAACCATCTGCGTATGGGACTCTTGTTCCGTGATTTTAGATGGTGTACTCGTGGTGGTGGTACTGTCACATAAGGAGAGCTATGCGTCCTAGAATAGTATTTGGAAAATGTCCTGTTTGCGGTGGTAGGGGTGATGGTTACCAACCAACTGACGCTGATGCTGAATCAAACATTGGCGAAACAGGTAATGGGTATCAACTTCTGATGTTCAGAGGTGATTACATGTGCCAGTTATGCAAAGAGCGTATCTTGATGGACGAGGAATCACTGAGAATGGCAGAAATTAATAATGACGATGAAGCCTTCAGGTCGCAAGCAGGGTTTCAAAACACTATCTAAAAGGAGGATTTATGGCTAAGAAGGACAAAAGAGAAGAATTGTTAAACGAAATCGACGATCTTGGAATCGACATCGGAATGAGAGAAGATGAAATGACCGCCGAATCGCTTGCAAAGATTCTCGCTGAAGAGAAAAAGAAACTTGGTATCGATGGTAAGAAGAAAGTCAAAGCATCTAAACCATTGCCGAACCGACAAGCAGCAGTTAAAAAGGCAGAAGAAATGCCTGGCACTGTTGTAAGTGGTAAAGAGGCAAGGAATTACGATTCTTTGGGTAAATTGAAAACAATATGCCAAGTGGGTGCTGATAAGTTTAAGATAACTTTAAAATAGGAGAGACAGGATGAAGAAAATATTTAGTGTGCTTATGGTTTTGACTCTTGCACTTCTCCCAGTTCATAGTGTATATGCAGTTGATAGATCAATGACTGACACAGACCATTTAGGTGGTCAAGGTGCTGGCGAATGGCACATCCAGGTTGATGGCGATATTGTCCCTGAGGACGATTCAAGCTATGATATTGGTGCTACAGACAGTGAAGTCGATAACATATATACAGACGGGCTTGTATTAGGAGGAATTGAGAAAAATAGTTGGGGTTCTATTGTCGATGATGAGCGTATTTCTATCGCTTCGGGGCCAAACGCAACCGCCATTACCCTTGGTGATGGAGTAGCGTATGATGTTTCCGTTGTATTTGACGGTGGCACACAGGATTACTACATGGCAATAGATGACACTGGTGGAGACACTGAAGACTTATTTACTATTGGTCTTGGCTCTGTTATTGGTACGACTCCTGCGTTAGGTGTTGATTCTGCTAACGATGTACGGGTTCTTGGAAACAATGACTTAATCGTTGGTGCTTCAGATGGAAGCGATATTCAAATTGGTGTTGACTTAACAACCGATGGTACGAATTTGTACTGGATGGGGATGATTTTAGGAACAGGATAAGAAAGGATTATGGGGTGGTTTCGGCCACCCCATATTTTATGAATAAAAAACTAATAGCAACCATCTTAATAATAGCTGCCGTGACTGTTGGGTTTATACCAAAAAGTTACATTTACATCAGATACGGGAAGCAAGCATTAGGCGTTATTGGTTTCATCTCGTTATTTTCATTGTTATTTGTAAAGAATATTTGGCTCAGATTATTTATTGTTTGGGTTGCTGTCCGTACTGGAATAACAATATGGATATGCGGAAGGTTCGACCATTCTTCTTTGTTGTATTTCATAACATACATTCTATTTTATGTTATCTGTATCGAGAAAATAAAGAAAGAGTGGATATACACTATCTTTAATGCGATTGGTGTACTCGTCTTGATCGAATGCGCGGTGATCGTGTTACAAAACTACGGTATCTGGATTGGGATGGTAAGTGATTCTGGAATTATTATAAAAAATAAATTGTTTTTTGATTACATAATTATAGCAGATAGCATGACATCGACTATTTCAAATGGGTTTAAAGACTCTTTTGTTGGAACTATGAGCAATACAAATGTCACGAGTGCTTTTCTCGCACTCGGATTACCTGTCTTTTTTAGGAAGAATTGGTGCTATTGTATACCGATTGTCTTAGGATGCTTGTTTCTTACGGTGTCTCTTGGTGGTATATTACCGGCATTAATTGCGACTGTATTATATTGTTTTTTGAAATTTAAGAAGGCCAGATATTATATTATTGTGATGATAATATTGATATTTGGAGTTTACGTTTATAGATGCGAGAATAGTTACACATTCTTGACTGGTAGTGGCCGTCTTGGAATGTGGTGGAAGATACTAAAACTTGGCGTTTTGAAACATCCTGTTATTGGGTATGGAATTGGGAGCTTTAGTAAGATATGGCCACAATACCAACTGAGTGTTGCTCCTGGCTGGGGCAGTATCATCATGCAAGCTCACTCAGAATACATACAATGCTTATTTGAGTTTGGCATGATCGGGTTGTTTCTTGCAATTGGTTTTATAGTGAGCATATTCAAGAGAATAAAACTAACTGAAATGAGAACTATTTGTTTGTTTGGTGTTGTGATCGGGTTGATTAATTGTGGGGCGAGCTTCTTGTTCCACACGAGTATATGTTGTTTAATGTTGTTTTATTTAGCAATAATAGAAAAGGAGAACGAGTTATGGGAAAGCCAGAAGAAAACGCTATTGTGACACTCACCGCAAAGGTTGAGTTGTTGAAAAAAGAAGTCGTTGAGCTTGTAGCAAAGAAAGAAGCTGTTAGCGCGGAAGTTAAAGATGATTACCGAGGTCTTGTCAAGAGAATAGAAGACCGCGAGAAGAAAAGTGAAGAATTGCTCTGTTGCGCTATTGAGAAAGGTAAAAACCTTGAGAAGAATGAGTCTGAATTGCTAAAAGCAACCGCAGCATTTGTTTCCGAGAAGAAAGAATTGATGGCAGAGATTAAAAACTCCCGTGAATCAGTCGAGAAGAACAATAAATCAGTGCAAGATGAACGTATTTTGGCTAAAAGGCGTTCCGGCTCTTTAGATATGAGGGAGAGGGCAATTAGTGATCGGCTTAACGTAATAAAAGAAGAGAAAAAACTTCTCGTTAAAGATAAAGAAGAGATCGTAAACATTAAAAATCTTAATGGGAAAATAAGAAGTGATAATGTAAAGCTCCTTGATGATATTAGGGCAGAAACCGAGGCTGCAAGTGTAATCAACTCAATTACACTTGAGAAGGAAGCGGGTATTATTAGGAAAATTAAAGAGATTGACGCGAAAAATGAAAAAGTCTCGAAGAAAATTGAGCAGAATGATGCATTGTTGTTGAAGATAGCCTTAAAAGAAGATGCTATTCTTAAAGATAAATCCATTATTAAACGGGTCAATGAAGAACAGACTGCGAAAGAAAAAGAACTAGGGCAGATGGAAAACCAATTGACTCAATGGAAACAGAAACTTATGCAGCAAAAACAACGACAAGATAACGTAAAATAAAGGAGTAGACATGAGAAATCATTATGAAGTACCGGTTATAAGTTCAGCAGGGGCAGCATCATTCACCATTAATTCTACGGCAAATGTTGCGTCACATTCATTTAAAGTGAAATACGGGGAAAGATTTTCATTAATTATCGACACGGAATCAAGCGGTGTCGTTGACCTTGATATTTACATCTATCAGAGTAACGTATTGCCAGCAGCAGAAGGAACAATTGATAGTAATTGGGTTATACCTGAAAACATTAGTAAATTAGCAGACCTCACGGCAACAGGTAGAGTTATAACTGCATATTCACCTGTAGTGTGTGACTATGCTCTTGTATATGTAGATGGACAAGGAAGCAATGACGCGTCAACAGCCGTAACAATCGTGGCTCAAATGATTGAGGTTATAAGTTAAGGAGGCAGTATGAGAAGGTCGATTCTATTATTGATGGTTGTAATGTTATTTTGCGCGTGGGGTGACAGTTGGAATCAGGGCGATTTGAGAATGCAGAAAAACTCAATTACTGGTGATTCTACAGACGGTTTGAAGTTTGATCCTAATTCAGATGGGGTTGATAATATAACTATGACTGAAAGCAGCCTTGACATGACTCAATCTGGTGAATTTGCAATTAACATGACTGATGATGTAGAAACGTCACACTCTCTAACTGTAGGCTCTGACGGAAACCTTTATATTGACGGGGTGATTAAAACATGAAGAAGTTTATCATTTCGGTAAGACCGGCTACATTAGAGACTGGTACGCATCTTTATCAAGAAAGAAAACGGCTATATGTACTATTAGATTATATGCAAGACCATTTGGGCAAGTATTTCAATTGAAACATACGAGTGATATAGGAACTGTTGGCTCTAGCCATATACAGCATAATTATATTGAGCCTGTAAAATTCTTAGAGAAAACTGATTTAGTCATGAGGGCTGACACAAGCGTAGATGTTAATGGTGTTTCCTCAGGATTTGATATTGTATTAGTAGATAATTAATAAAGGAGATATTATGAAAAGATTAGCATTAGTTGTTTTTACATTGGTTGTTATGGTCGGGGTGGCTAATGCTCAATACGCGCCTTATTCCAGTTGGAATGAGGGAGATATTAAGGTGCAGAAAAACTCAATCGACGGTGATTCATCGGATGGGTTAGCATTTGACCCTGACTCAGATGGAACGAATGAGGTTATATTCCAAGCAGACGGTGACATTGAGCTTGTCGGTTATGTTATCCCACATTTAGATGGTAACGCAGATCAGGTTCTTGAGACTGATGGTGCCGGTACGCTCACATGGGTTGACCAGACAGCTAGTAGTAGTAGTGCATGGACAACAACCGCTGACGGTGCATATCTTGACGGTGATGCAACTCTTACTGGCTTAATAGAGTGCGCAACGGTTAATACTGGACAAGGCGCGAATGAATTGCACGGAATGGATCAGGATGTACTAACAACAAGTGATGCTGAATTAAACAGTCTCAATATTGCTGACTATCTGACTGTTACTGGGACTCTCTACTCTGATGATTACAGTGCATCAACTATCAGTGCATTAGAGACA